CGAAAACGAAAAACAGGAGACGGAATTTAATATTATAGCTTTATCCCTGTATAGTATATATTAAATATAATCTTATATCTTGTGTGTATTGTGTATATCTATACAGAGATTTAATAAGATATGCAAGGAGGAACGGAATGAACTGGAAGTATGAGGCCATTGAAAAGCTAAAGGAATACAGTGCAAAGGCACAGTCCCTGAAAAGCATTCCCGAAGAAATGGCGCGGCTGGAATCCGCTATGCAGAGTATCCGAAGCGCCACGGCTGACGGTACGCCGGTAAGCGGCGGTGGTTCCGGCCGGGAAGATGCGATGCTATCGAATATCGTTCACCGTGAGGAACTGGCGCGTTCGCTGGAACAGGCGAGGAAATGGGTTTCACTTGTGGATTCCGGGCTTGAATCGCTTAGCGCCGATGAAAAGAAGATACTGAGCAGATTCTACATAAGCCCGGCTAGAGGCAACGTCGATGCCCTGTGCGAAGAGCTTGGAGTGGAAAAAGCTCAGGTTTACCGACGCCGGGATTCAGCACTACGACATTTCACGCTATGCCTGTATGGGCAGACTGAAAGCTGAAAAATGAGAAAAAAATGAGACGATTTTTCAGTTTGAATGTGCTATACTGGTAAAAAAGAAAAAGCGCAAGAGGCTTGGGATTGTTCCTGAGCCTCTTTTTGCATGGCGCGGTAGATAACGAGTTGGGCGCTCTCTCCCCAACAGAAGGCCGTTTGAATCGGCCTCGCGCCATATATATCGCCGATGGCCTCCCTATCGGCGCAGCGGGCGCTTTTCGGTGAAGTATGCCCCAAATGCCCACGGGTGGAAACAGAGTTCAAAAAAACATTTTAATCAACAGGAAGGATTGATAGTAATGTTTGTAGAAATCGCAAAGGTCGGGAAGCAAGAGCGCCCTACAGTAACAAGCCTTGATGTGGCGGAGACGTTCGGGAAACTGCATCAGCACGTTCTCAGAGACATTCGCGAACTTGGATGCAGTGAGGAATTTCGGCTGTCCAATTTTGGACAGTCGAGCTATGAGAACGCGCAAGGACACAAGCAGCCGATGTTCATCATAACCCGCGACGGGTTCACCCTATTGGCCATGGGTTATACTGGCGAACTTGCTATGAAGTTCAAGGAAGCGTATATCAAGCAGTTCAACGCTATGGAAGCAGCCTTGCAAGGCAAGCTGATCGAGCGCGAAAAAGGGATTGCCGTTCGTCAGGCGTTGACCAAAGCGCTACAGCAGTCCAGAGAGGACGAGCGGATGCACGGCCATGCGTATTCCAATTACACGAATTGCATCTACAGGGCGTTGTTCGGGAAAGACGCGGCGCAGCTTCGCCGGGATTATGGGCTTGGCGCAAAGGACAATCTTCGGGACGCATTTCCGCAGGAAGAACTTGCCGCTGTGCAGTCCATGGAGCGCCTTGTGAGCGGCCTTGTTGACTGCGGATGGGAATATGCGCAAATTAAAGAATTTATCGGAAAGACCAATTCAAGATTGGCTATTTCCGCATGATGAGCAACTGGTAAGCTACTTTGCCGAGTTGCTTTTTTATTATCCTGAATGAGAGGTGGTGACGGGTGGCAGATGGAACGAAGAACCTTATTCCCTTCGACCAGAGAACAGAGGAAGAACAGAAAAGAATACGAACAGCTGGCGGCATTGCCTCCGGTGCCGCCCGCCGTCGAAAGCGGAACCTGAAACAAGCAGCTGATCTGTACCTGTCCTTGCCAGTAACAGACAGACGTGTGCGGAATAAAATTGCCCGTGACGGGGTGAATCCTGAGGATATCGACAATCAGATGGCCATGATCGTTGGACTGACAGAGGCAGCGGTTCGGGGAGATGCCAGATGCGCCAAGGTTCTGGTTGATTTGCTTGGGGATTCCACCGTGGAAGAACCCACACCGGATGACGGATTCATGGACGCACTTCGAGAAGAGGCGGGACAGGTATGGCAGGAGGATTAAAACAGGCGGCATTTCGGTTTCAGCCATTTTCCAGGAAGCAGAAGCAGATACTCACCTGGTGGCTCCCGGAATCCGGTGTATCAGACGCAGACGGAATCATAGCAGATGGAGCCATCCGGTCAGGGAAAACCGTGTGTATGTCGCTGGCTTTCATTCAATGGTCGATGCACAGCTTCAACGGCCAGAATTTCGGAATGTGCGGAAAAACTGTGGGCAGCTTCCGACGGAATGTTCTATCTGTGCTCAAGCAGATGCTTCCGGCAAGGGGATACACCATACGCGACAGGCGGACGGATAACCTGGTGGTTATCTCCCGGGGCAGCACCGAGAATTATTACTACATCTTTGGCGGTAAGGACGAAGGCTCCCAAGATCTGGTGCAGGGCATTACCCTGGCTGGAATTCTTCTGGATGAAATCGCCCTGATGCCGGAGAGCTTCGTCAATCAGGCAACCGGCCGCTGCTCTGTGGACGGCTCCAAGTTCTGGTGCAACTGCAACCCGGCAGGCCCGGAGCATTGGTTCAAAAAGCAATGGATCGACGAACGGCAGAAACGGAACCTTCTGTACCTCCACTTCACCATGGAGGATAACCTGAGCTTGTCGGAGCAGATACGAGCCAGATACCGGGCGATGTACACCGGCATTTTCTACCGGCGGTATATCCTGGGGCAGTGGTGCCTTGCGGAAGGGCTTGTGTATGAGTTCGACCCAGAGAGGCACGTCACGCACGATTTACCGGAATGTGGAGAGTGGTATATATCCTGTGACTATGGAACACTGAACCCATTCTCTGCTGGCCTGTGGTGCGTCAGAGACGGCGTTGCTGTCCGGGTTGCGGAATTTTATCATTCCGGCAGGGAACAGCAACGACAGCTAACGGATGAGGAATACTACCGGGCAATCGAACAGCTAGCCGGTGACAGGGATATCCGGCACATTGTGGTTGACCCGTCTGCGGCCTCTTTTATTGCCTGCATTCGCTCACACAAGCGTTTCTCCGTCAGGAAAGCGAAGAATGATGTTATGTACGGTATTCGCCTGACGGCCATGATGCTCCAAGCTGGTGTTATCAAAATCGGCTCTGGCTGCAAGGACGCGATTCGGGAATTTGGCCTGTACCGCTGGGACGACAAGGGAGAAGTGGATAAGCCTGTGAAGGAAAACGATCATGCCATGGATGATATCCGGTATTTCTGCGCGACCGTCATGCGCAGAAACCACCAGGCACGAAAGATTATTGGAGGAATTTGCGATGAGGAAACGGATTCGTAAATGGATCGTGGATATGGCACCTATTTGGGCGAAAGCGTCGTTGCAAGCCGATATCAGGACGCTTGAAGCGGAAAATCGGCAGCTTCGGGCGGAAGTGGATACTTTGAACGCCTATATACAGGGATTGCAGTATGCAACCCGTGCGCTGCGGCGCATCACGATCAACGCAGGAGGAGAAAAGCGTGATTTATCCGAACAGTGATTATGAAATGGCGTTTCGCGCCGTTGACATGACATCTCCGGAAATGAAAAAGGCCATCCAGAGGTGGCAGAATCTGTATTATGAGAAGGCCGCGACCCCGGATTATGACCCGTGCCAGCGGATTCCATATACCATCGTCCGTAAACTGACAAAGACGGCATTTTCGGAGTATTCGGCATCCAGCAAAGACGCGTTTGCTTCCGAAATCCTCGATGCGGCAGACGCGAAAAAGAAAAGCGCCATGCAAAAAGCCCTGATCGGCGGAGAAAGCGGATTAAAGCCTATCCCGACGGCCAGCGGTTTCCACTTCGCAGTTGTGAGCAGGCCGAACATTCTGGTATTTGGCCGGGACGGGGACGGGAATATGACTGACATCGGCATGGCAGAACACAGCATCCGTGACAGATTCTATTACACACTGTTGGAACGGCGCACGGTGGATGATAGCGGGTATCTGACCATTACCAACAGACTGTATCGGTCGAACGACCAGAACAGCTTGGGGCAGGCTGTGGCGCTTACAGAGCTGCCACAGTATGCGGAACTCGCAGAAGAATACACGTTCCCTGAGCCACTGGGAAGCGTCGGCGTTGCATGGCTGAAAACGCCGATTGACAACAGTGTGGACGGTAGCCCCGATGGCGTATCCGTTTATGACGCGGCTGTCGGCCTGATTGAAAATATCAACCGGAACGAGGCGCAGATCAACGGAGAGTTCGAGCGTGGGAAAAGCCGGATTATTGCCAGCGCGGATATGCTGGAGGTTGACGAGGTCGGCGGGCGGAAAAACCTGTCCGCAAGCGTATTTACCGCAGTGGATGAATCCCCCGACGATATAGGCATCACTATTTTCTCCCCGGCGCTGCGGGAACAGTCGTATCTTGCCAGAAAAACGGAATATCTTCGGAATGTGGAGAACGTGATAGGCTTAAAGCGCGGGCTGCTGTCCGAGGTGGAGGCCGCAGAAAGAACGGCTACCGAGGTGACATCCTCCGAGGGCGATTACAACTTGACGATTATCGACTTCCAGCAGATGTGGGAAAGCGCACTGCGAGAGGCCGTCAGACTGTGCGGCGTTCTGGGGCGGATGTACCGCATACCCGGTGCCCACGACGTGGAAGATGATTCCATTGCCGTGGATTGGGGCAACGGCGTTCTGTTCGATGAGGAAAAGACCTGGGCTGACTACAAGGACATGGTCGCGGCGGGGCTGCTGAAACCTGAGATTGCACTCGGGTGGAAATTCAACATGCCCCGGGATACGGAAGCACAGTTAGCGAAAATTCGGAAGAAGTACATGCCGGAAGTCGTCGAGGACGGTGAATAACTGTGCTGACCGCTGACCAGATTGAAGCCCTTGGAGATAAGGCGCAGCAGCTCATTACCCCGGTGACGGAGTTTCTGATTGAGGATATCGCCAGGAGAATTGCGGAAGCTGGCCAATTCACCAGCACGGCGGCTTATCAGACGTGGAGACTTCAACAGTTGGGGATTTCTCAGCGGCAGTTAAAAAAGGAGCTTCGAAAGCGGCTGAAAGTATCCCACCGGGAGCTTCGGCGGCTGATAGAACAGGCAGGGGAAACCGGATACAGTTATGACATCCGGAAACACCCCTATGTACAGGCGGTGCCATTCCGCAGTAATGAGGTCTTGCAGCAGATTGTGTCTGCGGCGGTGCAGCTTGCCGATTCTGAGCTGGACAATATCACCCAGACGATGGGTGCTGTCATGCCGAATGGCAAGGCTGTGGGGCTTACAGACGCTTACAGACAGGCTTGCGATTTCGCCTTTACGAAGGTTTCGACGGGGGCGCAGGATTATGCCTCCGCCATCCGGGAGGCTACCCGGAATCTGGCGGGAAAGGGGATTGTCACAATCGACTATGAATCCGGCGTTCATACCTCCATGGAAGCCGCTGTCCGGCGTAGCGTTATGGGTGGCCTGGGGTTAATGCAGGAGCAGATCAGCCAGCAGAACCACGATGATTTCGGCTGTGACGGCTGGGAGATATCCGCTCACGCGGCCAGCGCCCCCGACCATGAGCCGATTCAGGGCAGACAGTACAGTGACGCAGAATACGAGAAACTGAATAACTCCCTTGTGCGGCGTATCGGTACGCTGAACTGTGGCCATGCGGCTTTCCCGATTATTCTCGGTGTTGATTCTCCGCAATACACGCCGGAGGAACTGGCCAAATTCAGGGAAGATAACGAAAAAGGCATTGACTACGATGGGAAGCACTACACCACGTATGAGGCTACCCAGCGTCAGCGGCGGCTTGAATCCGCCATCCGGAAGCAGAAGCGCAAGATTTTGGTTGACGAGGCTACAGGGGACAAAGAGAACTTACAGCGCGATCAGATCAAATACCAGGTTTTGGATCAGGAATATAAGCGCTTTTCCGAAGCGGCAGGGCTGCGGATGCAGCATGAGCGCATGGAAATGCCCGGGTTCGGCGCAAAACAGGCCAGAGAAGCGGAAAAGGCGGCAGAAAACTATGAGAAAGGGAGTAAGCAAGCATGATGTACTGCCCATACGCAGTAAACCGTCATCTGGTTCAGCAGACGACGCAGGAGTACGACGAAAGCGGCAACCAGACTTTACAACAGGTGATAGAACACAACACCGCAGAATTCATCGAGTGCAAAAAGGAATCATGCGGCGCATGGCGCGATGGGAAGTGCCACTATAATCAAGTTGATTGAAGCAACTATTCGGGTTTTCCGAACGGTTGCTTTTTTCATACCATTTTTGCCGTGGCAGGCGTAAAACAAGCCGACAGCAGGGGACGCAACCCCCATATAACAAAGCATAGCTGAGAAAGGAAGTATATGAAACGTGAGTTTTTGCAGAATTTCAAGGTAGGAGACCAGCCCCTGAGCAAGGAGATCATTGACGAGATCATGGCAGAGAATGGCCGGGATATCGAAACTGCTAAGAAGCCTTTTGCTGACTATGACACCATCAAGAGCCAGCTGAGTGAGGCGCAGAAAACCATTTCCGGCTTTAAGGAGCAGGACATCGATACCATCAAGCAGTCCGCCAAGGATTGGGAAAAGAAGTACAACGATGCCATTGCCGAGAGCAATCGGAAGATCGCGGATATGGAATTCTCCCACGCCCTAGATGCCGCCATCACCGGTGCAAAGGGTAAAAGCACCAAGGCAATTCGGGCGCTGCTGGACATCGACACTTTGAGAAGCAGCAAGAACCAGGAAACGGACATTAAGGCCGCTCTGGAAGCTCTCCGGAAGGACAGCGGCTATTTGTTCGATGACGGCAAAACGCCGCCCCCCTATGCCGGGAAGACCGGTACAGGACAGCAGGAGCCTAACGGCGAACCGACGACCCTCGCCGGTGCGCTCAGGGCAAATTACAACATGAAGTGAAAGGATGATTTTTAACTATGGCAATTACTCTTGCAGAAGCAAAGGTCGGCATGGCCGACAAGGTCGATCAGCAGGTGGTCGACGAGTTCCGGCGCAGTTCTCTGTTGCTGGACAGACTGGTGTTTGATAACGCCATTTCCCCCGGCACCGGCGGTTCCACTCTGACCTACGGTTACATTCAGCTGAAAACCCCCTCTACTGCGGCTGTCCGTGCTATCAACAGCGAATACACCGCAGGCGAGGCGAAGCGGGAGGAAAAGACCGCCAAGGCCGTTATCATGGGCGGTTCCTTCCAGGTTGACCGCGTGATTCAGAGCACCTCTGGAGCCATTGATGAGCTGGCATTCCAGGCGCAGCAGAAGATCAAGGCAACCAGCAACTATTTCCACAATCTGGTGATCAACGGCACATCCGCCGCGTCCGGCACCGGGTATGTCACGAACACCTTCGACGGCCTGAGAAAGACTCTGGCGGGCACCTCCAACGAATTCACTACGGACATTGACCTGTCCGATTCCACCAAGCTGGACAGCAACGCCAATGCTTTCGTTGACCAGCTGGATCAGCTGACCCACATGGTGGACGGCGGCGCTTCTATGCTGCTGATGAACACCGCCATGCTGCTGAAAGTTCGGGCGGCTGCCCGCCGTGCGGGGTATTACGACCGCAAGAAGGACGACTTCGGCAGGGCTGTGGAGTACTTCGGCGATATCCCCATCATGGACGCCGGTATGTACTACAACGGCACCAAGTCCGTGGATGTCATCGACACCTCCACCCCCAGCACCACCGCCGCCGGTACTTCCAGCATCTACGCTGTGAATATCGCCCTGGACGGTTTCCACGGCATTTCCCCCACCGGAACCGGCGTCATCAACAGCTATATGCCCGATCTGAAAGCCCCCGGCGCTGTGAAGAAGGGCGAAGTGGAGCTGGTTGCCGGTGTCGTTCTTAAGAACACGCTCAAGGCGGCAGCGCTGAACGGCATTATCCTGAAGCCCAAGACCGCGTAACGGAAAGGAGGCGCCCTGATGATTGACTATGATTTTTACATAAGCAGCTTTCGGGGCGACGCTATCCCCGCAGAGGACTGGAACACGTGTGAAGCCCGTGCGGCGGCGCAGCTGGCAAAATACAAGCGCATATACACGGTAAAGGCACCGGAGGAGAACTCCGAAGCCCTTGCCGTGTGCGCCATGGCAGAGGCTATTTACGGCTTTGATCTGATTACCAACGGTGAGGGCGGCGCTGTTCAGTCTGCGTCTATCGGCTCCGTTTCGGTGAGCTATGGTAGCGGGAACGGTGTTGATGTCAGCGCCAAGGGGCAGTCGCGGGAGCTGTACCGATGCGCCTGCCTGTATCTCGATATCTACCGGGGGTGCTAGCTATGGTGAGAATCAAGCGCCGCAGCTGCCCCGTAGACTACCGGCTGTGCAATCAGGCGGTCACGGTATACCACCGGGACGGCGACAAAGTAACCAGAACGGTACACGATAGAGCCTTTTTGGATTACAAAAAAACCGAGAATGTGGACAAGACCGGCAGTAAGGAAGTCAATTCCTTTCTGCTGGTCATTCCCTGTTCGGAGGTATGCGTTTATCCGGAGGACAAGGTGCTGCTGGGTTCCGGGGAGGAAATCACGGCGGCGCAGTGGCCGTCCTTCATTCCGGTGAAGGTTCCCGGGCTGGTTGTTGTGAAGTACGTTGACCCCAAATACTGGGGCGGAAAGCTGGTTCATGTGGAGGCGGGCGGATGAAAACACGGATAAAGGTTGACATGAAGCCCGTCGACACCATCCTGACAAGGCTTGGCGTGAATAAAACCGGCGATGTGCAGATGCAGCTTACCCGGATAGTGAACAAGCGGATAACGCGGTACATGCCGTTCCGAACCGGTGTGCTTTCCACGAAGCTTAAGTATATCTCAAGCCCGACAGAGATCACGGTTATGGCACCATACGCCCGGTATCAGTACTACGGCAAAGTCATGGTAAATGCCAAAACCGGAAAAGGCCCCGCTTTCATTCCGGGAGTTGGATACCGGTACAGAAAAGGAACCGTGCTGAGAGCGACTGATCGGGATTTGAACTATGACACCACCAAGAACCAGCAGGCGGGACCGTTCTGGGACAGACGCATGATGGCGGCAGAGAAAGACCAAATTGCGCACGACCTACAGGCTTATATCAACAGGAGGAGCGGAATATGACGGCGCTGGAAAAAATCAAGGACTTTATCGGGCAGTACCCCGGCGCGGATATCTTCCGCGATTTCCATGTTGACTACACAGACCAGATTCCATTCAACGGCGGTGTTTTCCCCTCCGGGCTTGTGGAGGTTTCCAGAACACGGGATATCCTCGGGAACACGACCGTGGTCAACCAGTACAATTTCGGGCTGTACTACGTGTTCGAGAAGTCCCCGGGGGATGATACCGGAGCATCTGAAAATGCGGGCTGGGTCATGGACTTTCAGGAGTGGGTGCAGAAAATGTCCGTTATGGGCAATGCCCCCACCTTTGGGGATGACCCGAGGGCGGAGAAAATCACCGCGCAGAACGGCGTCCTGTACGGTGCAGACGAAGAAGGAACGGCAATGTACATGGTACAGCTGTCCGTTCAATTCAAAAAACGATTTATGAGGTGAAATAATGGCAGATTTAGAGTTTAATACCGCATCCGGCCAGACCGTAGACCGTGAGCTGCTGATCGCGTACCTGAACACCGGAACAACCTCTGCTCCTGTGTGGTCGCCGCTTGGCAGCCGCGTCACGGATTCCAGCATGGAATACGACTGGCAGGAGGAATCCAACAAGGATATCCTCGGTACGACCAGAAGCACGATGAAAAAGCCAATCATCACGCAGACCTTTGACCCGTGCGATCTGGACGCCGGAGACGCTGCGGTTCTGAAAATTTGGAACCTGGCTGTCAAGGAGCAGAACGTGGCAGCACTGACCAATCAGGATATGCTGATTGTGCATCTGTACGCCGGTACTAAGGATACGGCGGCCTTTGCAGAGCGCTACAGCTCCTGTATGGTCAAGCCGTCCAGCCTTGGCGGCGAGGGCGGCGGCTTTGTTGGAATGCCGATGGACATTACATACGGCGGCGCACGCACGGTAGGTACTGCGGCGGTAAGCGCCGGAACCGTTACGTTCACGGCTGATACCTGATGCAAATACGGGGCGGTGAGAGCCGCCCCGAAATCTTTGGAGGGATTATGAAAGAACTGACACTGAATACTGGCGAAATCGAGTATAGGCTTAACGATAAATGCACGGTTCGGTTTAACCCTACAGACCCCGCATTTGCCGACAGAATTTATTCGGCGCTCGACGAGCTGTCCCGGAAGCAGGAAAGCAAGAACCCGGACAACATGAGTACAAGAGAAACGTTTGACTACCTCCGGAAGCTGGACGCAGAGATGCGGGAGACGATTGACGGCTGCTTCGATACCCCTGTATGCGAGCCGTTGTTCGGCAAAATGAGCGTGTATGCAAGCGCGGAGGGGATGCCCCTGTGGATGAATTTAATGCTTGCCATTATCGACGAGTTCGATGATGGAATTAAGCGGGAAAAGGCGTTCCACAGCGAAAAACTGGCGAAATATACAAAGAAGTACAGCCGATGATGTACGAACTTCCGACATCTGTCAACGTATGCGGAACAGATTATGATATTGAGACGGATTTTCGGGCGATTCTGGATATATTCTGCGTTCTGGAAGACCCGGATTTGACAGGCAATGAAAAGGGAATCGGGATGCTTGGAATCTTCTACAAAAGATTTTTTGATATGCCCGCAGAGCATTTCGGCGAGGCTGTTCAAAAATGCTACTGGTTTATCAATGGTGGCAACGACAAAGTCTGCAAAAACGCCACAAAGTTGATGGACTGGGAGAAGGACTTTCCGATTCTGATTGCCCCGGTAAACCGCATTGCCGGGACGGAAGTCCGCTCCATGCCGTATTTGCACTGGTGGACATTTCTTTCATATTACATGGAAATCGGGGATTGCTTCTTTGCACAGATCGTGCGGATACGGGATTTGAAGGCGAAAGGAAAACTGAAAGACAAAGCGGATAAGGACTTCTACCGGCGAAACAGGGACGCTGTGGATATAAGGACGCAGTATTCCGACACGGAGAACGAAATTATAAAGGCGTGGACGTGAAAACACCCGCAATTTCAGCCATTTTTTTCACGTCGTCACGGTTCCAGAGAAGAACACCAGTTGCGTCTGCTGCTTGCTTTGCGCCTTCCGTAAAATAGCGATTTGTCATTACAGCACCAACGTGACAATGGTAGATTGTTTTCCCGGTGTTAACCTCCTGCACTGGCTTATTCCCTAGATCTGTTGCGTAGCACTTACACTGTATCGCATACTTTATGCCAGCTTTTTTCGCGAGTATATCAACGCCCTGATCGCCGCTACCCCGGGTGACCTCGACATCAATAAACCCGTTTTTCCTCAAAATATCGGCACACCAGAATTCAAAAGCGTGTCCTTCCATGCAATCTATGGCAGACATTCCCATTTTTTGCACCGGGCGGGCAATAGCGCCATGCTGATTGCGGATAATCTTCCACGTAAAATCGGGATACTTTTTAACAAATCCAAGTTCTTCTAGCTCGTTTGCCAAGTCAGACGCCACGTTAAAACTCCGTATTTCAAGCTTTCTTTGAAGCATGGAGATTGAAAAAGGTTCGAGATTCGGTAATAGCTGTATTGCATCACGAACCATTTGCGGGGTGACCTTTCTGGCAAAGTAATACCTCTTAGAAAGATACTTTGCACTCAGAATTCCGCAAACTATTGGAACAACGAGGATAGTTATTGTATACCCAGCGCCAACAGTGATTTTTCCGTTTTCGTTCGCAGGCAAAATAGCCGTGGCAAGAGACAGAATAAGAAGAGCGGACAAGAACCACGCTACGGAAAAAATGAATACTGTTTTCAGTTTTTTCATAAGGCAATCCCCCAGTGCATTATTTTATCATTTAATTTCAACAGTTCCTATAGCGCATTAAAAGAGCAGGTGATTATATGGCAAATGCTGACGGTTCAATCATTTTCAGCACGGAGATCGACAACAAAAAAGCACAAGCTGAGCTTGATAAACTGGAAAAGAAAATAGCTTCCCTGGAAATCAAGGCAAGCCAAGCTGGGGCAAAGAAAATACCGCTAGAGGAGCAGGCCGATTCTTTGGGCGTGGCACTGGATGACGCAAAGCAGAAGCTCGAAGCGTTAAAAGCCAGTGGCGCATCTCCCGGTGCGATAGGGGCGCAATCGGAAACGGTTACTTCGCTACAGTACCAGTGGGATCAGGTTAACAACAAGATTGACAGATATAACCGCGAAATTGAAAAGGCCAACGGTGATATTGATGTCTCCAAGAGCCGGGCGGGAGAACTCGCCGCGCAACTCGCTTCGGCTGGACGCAATACCGAGAAAATGAGCGCTGGTGTCAAAAAGGCGGAAAAAAGCGCGAAAACTTTCGCCAGCCGAATGAAATCTGTCGTTCGCTCTGCGCTTGTGTTTACAGTTATTACGCAGGCGCTTTCAAAGTTTCGGAATTGGATTGGTGATGTGATCAAGGTCAGTCCGGAAGCAACTGCGGCCATTGCAAGGCTCAAGGGTGCTCTGCTTACACTGGTACAACCATTGGTAAATATCATCATACCAGCGTTTACGAAGTTCGTCAACATCCTTGCCGCAATAATTAACAAAATCGCAAGTGTGTTTGCAGTGCTGACGGGAAAGACCGTAGAATCATCGAAAGCGGCAGCAGAGGCATTAAATAAGCAAACATCCGCGCTTAACGGAACGGGAGCGGCTGCAAAAGAGGCAAAAAAGCAACTGCTCGGATTTGACGAGATCAACCAGCTGACCGAAGATACGTCCGGCGGCGGAGGAGGCTCTGGAACGATAGCACCCGATTTTTCCGGATTTGATGATACAGAGGACGAGTTAAACACCATTCTCGGGCTTGTTGGAGCTATAGCAACCGGCCTTCTGGCGTGGAAAATTGCAAGCCTGTTTACCGATAGTCTGAGCATGATCGGAGGTATTGCGCTTGCTGCCGCAGGCGCGTTCGCACTGGTTTATTTCTGGCTTGACGCATGGAACAACGGCATTGATATGCAAAACTTCCTCGGTATGCTCGCTGGTGCCGCCGCTCTAGCCGGAGGTCTTGCCATTGCGTTCGGGTCTACCGCCGCAGGCATAGCGCTTGTAATAGGTGGCCTTGCAATGCTGGTTGTTGGAATAAAGGATGTCATTGAAAACGGATTTACCCTTGAAAACACGTTAACCATCATTGCCGGACTGCTGGCAGCTGGGCTTGGAATTGGCCTGTTAACCGGCAACTGGATTCCTTTGTTGATTGCCGGTATTGCCGCCGCGCTTATAGCACTGGTTTCCTTTACCGGGCATGGTGAGGAACTAATTAACGGATTAAAGGAGACTATCGACGGATTCGGTAAATTCTTCAAAGGTGTTTTTTCCGGGGATATGGAAATGACTGCCGAAGGATTAAAGCAGATATGGGACGGCCTTAAAAATACATGGAACGCTATCATTGATTCAATCAGGGACGCATGGAATATGTTCATCGAGTGGCTGCGCGGGAAAAATCCAGAATTAGCCGCAATTTTTGAGACATACGGGAAACTGGTTTCCGACCTTTACAACTCCGTGAAACAAATCCTAGGCGGCATTATCACATTTATTTCAGGAGTATTCACGGGGGACTGGGATAAAGCATGGGAGGGCGTAAAGCAGATTTTCAAGGGCATATGGAACGGTATTGTATCGATTCTGGAGGGCGCAGTAAATCTCATCATCGGCGGCATAAACTGGATGATTCGCCAACTGAACAAAATTCAGATTAAAGCGCCAGACTGGCTTGGCGGCGGCACAATTGGCTTTAATATTCCTGCAATCAGCACCGTCAGCATTCCCCGACTGGCGCAAGGCGCAGTTATCCCGCCTAACCGTGAATTTATGGCCGTCCTGGGTGACCAGAAAAACGGAACAAACGTTGAAGCCCCTCTGGAAACCATTAAACAGGCTCTTGCGGAGGTGCTTTCGCAGAACGGTTCCGGCGAGGAAATCACGATCAAGTTCACCGGCGACCTTGCGACCCTTGCGCGGGTGCTGACACCTGAGATCACCCGTCAGCAGCGCCGGACACAGCGGGCATTGGGGGTGTAGTATGGCAAAACCATATTTCAAGATCAACGGTGTGGACATCCTCCACCTCACTCAGGAGGGCGGCATAAAGTGGCAGCGCAACGATGTGGAAAGCCAAAACGCTGGGCGAACCATGGACGCTACCATGCACCGTGGCCGGGTGGCGCAGAAATACCGGGCTGATATCACGTGCATGGATATGAACCGCGCGGAAGAGCTTGCGCTTATGGCGCTGATAAACCCGGAGTTTGTCACAGTGGAAACGAACCTACATCCGCTATACGGGAGCCAGATGGCGCAATATTATTCCAACAACGTTCCCGCTTCGATCTCCTACGTTGACCCCGATACCGGGGAATCGGTATGGACGGGTATTTCCTTCCCGCTGATCGAGCAGTAAGGAGGCAATATGCAGAAAACATCTGCTCTGTATAGAAAAATCCTTGCGGGCATCCACACGAAGGAAACGCGGGTTTCTATCGGCGATACTGGCTTTCTTGTGGACAAACGGGGAAACGGAATCACGTTCGGCGGCACCCGCATTCTGGTTGGGGCTTCCGGCGCAGATGCCGGATACGGAATGAACATCCTCGCGTCGGTAGAAACTACCGGCGCGATTTTCGATGGGAACGAGCCGACCGTCGGCAATGTAATAAGCCGAGAGTGCGACATTAAAATGCTGAAACCCTCTGGGAACATTGAAGGAATGTCCCGGATTGCGGTTTATGTAAGGCTTGTCAGCGATGACGGCGAATACTCTGAGTGGCTCCCGCAGGGCGTATTTTATGCGGATTCCATTGACCAGGACGCTGACGAGGACGATGTGCAGTGGCTTAAAATCCACGGCTACGACGCTATTCTGTTCGCTGAGCAGGATTACCCAGCAGACAGCAAGCTGGCGTGGCCAGCAAAGGATATAGACGTTGTGCGGGAGATTGCCCAGGCAATGGGCGTGACGGTAGACCCGAGGACGGCGGAGATTATGCGCAGCGCCTATCCTGTCCAGTACAATCCGGAATATACTTGCCGGGAATATCTTGGATATATCGCCGCCATGTACGCCGGGTGCTTTCTCGTGAGCGAATCGGGGGAATTGCTTCTGGTATGCTTCTGGAATATCCCAAAAGAAACCCGCTACCTGATCGATACCCACGGCTACGCCATTACGTTTGGAGGTGACAGAATCGTTGTCTGACGTAATCAATGTCCGAAAATCGCTTTCGTCGCTGGAAAAGCAAGACACTTTCAACGGATATTCAAAAGTCGTTGTTGTCGTGTCAGATGAAATGGAATACTCAGCCGGAACCGACAGCGGGCGAACACTTACTCTGGACTGCCCGTGGGGTACGCAGAAAATGGCTGAGGATATTCTATCGAGAATCCAAGGCTTTCAATACCAGCCGTATACCGCCGATGGCGCACATATCGACCCGGCGGCGGAGATCGGAGACGGATTTGCCGCCGGAAACTTATACAGCGGGATATACTCCAAAAACGTTTCCCACGGGGCACTGTACACGGCGAATGTATCCGCACCCGGCGGCGAAAAAATCAATTATAAGTACGAGTACAAAACACCCACGCAGCGCAAGATTGAACGCCACTATTCCGAAATGAAGTCCACGTTTAAGGTTCAGGCCGACAAGATTTCCGCCGAAGTCTCTGCCCGTATCGAGCAGGGAGATGAACTAACGTCCCGGCTGGACATTCAGAGTGACCAGATCTCCGCGCGGGTGACCAAAACCGGCGGTAGTAGTTCGTCCTTCGGTTGGGATCTGCTTGACGATTCCTGGACGATCAAGGCTAACAATACTACGGTGTTCCAGATCACCAAGTCCGGTGCGGAAGTCCGTGGAAAGATCACCGCCTTAAGCGGCAAAATCGGCGGTTTTGATATCCAATCCGACTACCTGAGCTATAACAATCAGGTCTGGAACGGCACCAACAGCCGGGGCATTTACATTGGTGTCAACGGCATTCAGTGTGGCTCAGAGGCTAACGGCGTGCAGATTACGCCGACCGGGAATCTGTACGCTGAGAATGGCTATTTCCGGGGAAGCGTCAGCGCCGGAAGAATTGACTATGGCGGCGACGATG